AACTACGTCCCATTTCGTAACATGATGATTTTGAGTATTTGCTCCGCATATGCGGAATCCCTCGGTGCAGATGTTGTATATCATGGTGCAGCTCAAGCAGATTCAGTTGCTGGGTTCTGGGATGGTAGTCAGGAATTTGTAGATGCGATGAACAATGTCAACGTGCTGAATCGCCGGCATAAGATTCGCATTGAGGCTCCACTACTCAATAAGAGCAAGGCTGATATCATTAAATGGGGAACCACGCTCGGAGTAGACTATGCAGACACATGGACATGCTATAAAGGCGAAAGTAAAGCTTGTGGAGAATGTACTGCGTGTTCATTGCGTCTAAAAGGATTTATCGAAGCGGGTATCAAAGATCCACTCGAGTATGCAAAAGATATTCCTTGGGACAAGCTAATCAAGCCAACCTTTCCCCAGAATCAACCTACTACGCTTTTCTAGTTCGCTTCCTCTTGACCGGCTTTGTTTCCGGTGTAACGCTGCTGGGTGGTGGTTGTGTTGTAGATGCAGTCTGGTTGAGAGCTTGAGCACTCGCATTTGCAAGTGTGTTTACAAATGTGTTCACCACAACACTAGGTGTCTCTGGGTGTTTCTTTTTAAACTCCGCAACCACTTGCTTAACTTTGCGATCGAACATCTTTTTAAGCTCAGCCATATCAACCGGTGCTGCCGTTTGCTCTGGTGGTGGAGTTTCACCAACTTGAATAGGTGATTTACGGGTCAGTGCTTCCTCGTAATCTTTAATAGCAGAAAGAAACTTCGCAGATAGCTGTGCATCGGGTATGATTTGATTGTACTGCGTTTCTTGTAATACCGTCTGAATCACCACGCGAGGATTAGCAATCACAGTCTGGGGTGAATTTGTCAGTTCCATCAAAGTACGAGATTGTTGCGAGGTAATGTTCTTTTTCTGTTGGAAAAAGTTCAAAATATGCTGCCCCGTAATCGCCGCAGGCTGTGCTGGCTGCTGAGGGGGTTGCGGGGCAGCTTGCGGCTGTGGAGCTGACTGTGGAGCAGGTTGCGCTGGGGCTCCAATAGTGGTCGCTTCTGTCACATACGCATTAAAGATATTCTGGCTGTCGTTCATGGTTGCTTTGTACCAACAAAGTCAGTAAATTCACTATACACTGCATTGACCGCATTAACATCAGTGTTTGTAAGAGATTGTAGTGTTGGAGATTGAGCAGTCTGTAGCCCAACATTCTGATTGAAATACGTGATAAAGTTACCAACTGTAGGTTTTGTGACGTGGCGAGAATAGAGCCAAGCCTTAAACCGGTCAAACTCTGCATTGACATTTGTTTGAAAATTACGCTCCGCCTGTCCCTGCTGTTGGGTTGATGTAGAAAACGGAACGTGCTTCTTCATAACAGATTTAAGCTTGTCCCACGTCCCAAAAGGTTTACTCTCTTGAATAGCGGTGTATTGCTCTGCTAATAGATTTGAATCGTTATTCATACGAACCTCGAGGAGCTGTTTTGCCGCCCATTTGTTCCCGTTCTAGCTCAGCAGCAACTTTGTCTGCTACAGCCTTGGCATCCTCTTCAGGTGGGGCAATCAGAGCAACATCTTTACTTGATTCATCCTCCGCATCAGTAAGGCCACCAATATTCAAAAGATCTCGGAGAGCAATTTTTGCTTCTTGATACGATGGCATCTTAATTGCATTGACTAATTCGGCCCCTTTGCGTTTGAATCCCTTTCCGACAGATTTGACGAGGCGTTCCCGGGCGACCTTTGCATTTGCTCGACGGTCAGCGCTCGTAATGCGATTGTATGCAGCATCCGGCATATCATCGGAAACTTCATACTCACCATGGAGTTTAAAATCCTTTGCGCGTGAGATCTCAGACGGTTCACGCGGAGCTTCAGGTGATGGGTGCTCACTAGGGCGAGGCTGCGATTCGACTGCATGAGCAACTGCATCAAGAACCTCGGGGTTAAACTCCGGTGTTGGTGGCGGCGTTGCAACGCGCGGCGTCGCTGGGCGATAAGGTGGTGGCGTATAACCACCAGTTGAAGCTGCAGAGCGTGGAGGTGAAAGAGGCGCATGTGGTGCAAGCTTAACACTCGATGCTTTAACTGTACCTCCAGTACGCAATGCAACAACGTCGAGCACATCATTCATGATAATGCGCGCAGCGTGCTTACATGCGGTAGTTACTGTTGGCAATTTGCATACATCTGCAATAATTTTCGCAACTTCGTCTTTAAATTGATCAGGCTCACCAGGGTACGACAGATCATAAGCCTTGCCGCTGACCATCCCCTTCTGCGGGGTAAATAGATTATTCTTAATTCGATCGAGGATCTCTTCTGTTAACTTTGCAACATCTACACCGCGACTTTGAGCTGTCTTACCAATTTGATATCCAGATGGCTCAGGAGTCTTACCTGGAGCAGCTGTAGGCTTGTGGCTATGAATCTTTGGTGCCAAAGCAGCTGGGCCGAAGTCAGAGCTATAGACCGGCATCATTTCGTTAAGAATGGTGCTGTATGCTTCCGATAAGATGCGACTATCTTTATTCCTCATAATGAGCTGGAAATACTTATTCTTTCCTCTATATTTTAATCAAATGTGTGCCATATTTGGAGCCCCTGACGTTACCACCTTTAAAAAGCTATACCAAGAGAATCTTTGCCGCGGAAGTGCTGCATTCGGTATGGTTTCTTTATCAGAACAAGACGGCAATACAGTTGTTACCAAGTTTAAAGGTGTTGCAGAATTACCGGAAACACTACCTGGAAAATATTTTGTCGGGCATACACAAGCTCCGACATCAGCGGCGCAAGAGTATAGCGAGCGAACCTCACACCCGTTCACAAAGGGTATTTGGACAGTTGCCCATAATGGGGTGCTAACTAACTTCAATCAGCTAAAAGAAAAGGTACCATCACATACAAACATTGTCGACAGTTCTATTATACCAGCGTTGCTAGATTTTTACTGTATGCGACTAGTAAGTGGATCTGCAGAGGAATTTATCATAAAGATTCTCGAAATGCTACACGGGACGCATACGACCTGGATGTGTGATCGACAAGATAATCGAATTTGGATTGCTCGTTGTGGTAGTACACTCTTTGCGAATCTTAGTGAGCGAACGTTCTCCTCTATCAAGCAACCGGGGATGGTTGAGCTTAATGATGGAGGACTGTATGAAATTTGCCGCGATGCCATCAAACAAGTTGGCACGTTCAAAGCGCAGTCTCCTTTCTTTATCATATGAAAACCCTAATCGTTACAGCTACTCGACAAAATGACCACAAAAATACTATTTTGTCGGAGAGTTTATCCCCTCTACTAGATAAAGGTGTTAAGTTTTCTGCCAGTTATACTGTTAACAATACACAAGGATTACCCCTTGTGTATAATAAGGCGCTTACAGATTATGCAAGAGATTATGATTGCATTGTCTTTGTTCATGATGATGTCTATATCGACGATGCGTTCGTTCTTGATAAAATTGAAGATGGTTTCGGGAGCGGATTTGATATTGTTGGTGTTGCAGGTGGTACGACCCCGGTTATTAAAGCTCCGGCGCTTTGGCATATCATGTGCGGTCGCGGTAATTTACGGGGCGCAGCTGGCCACTTTAGTGCTGACATGAAAACAGTCGGTATTACATCGTTCGGCCCGATGCCCGCTCGAGTTGCTTTGCTCGATGGGCTGTTTCTTGCGGTTAATACAAAAAGAGTACTCGAAACAGGTTGGAAGTTCAATGAAAATTACGATTTCCACCTGTACGACCTATCAAGCTGTCTCGACGCTAATGCAAAAGGTCTGCGCATGGGGGTACTCCCGATCCACCTCACACACAAGTCTCCTGGGTTATCAGATATTAACGATGCATGTTTTCAGCGTAATCAGGCGAAGTTTTTGCAAGAATATTCTAAATGAATCTCGATTTAAATCAGTTTGAAACCATTGTCGCGTATAAGTGTCTCACCGATGAAACCTACCTAGCATCTGTAGTAGACTACTTGCAACCGGCGTTTTTCAAGCAGAAAGATGTTCGATCCGTGGTGAGCATCATTTCTGAATTTTACGAGAAGCGCAACCAAGCGCCAACCTTGACAGAGATCAAGAACTACCTCACAACCCCCGATCTAAAAGAGCACTTTAAAGCAGTGGTGGGATCCTTTACAGGAATCGATAAGTCGTTTAACAAGGATGAGCTCTACGAGAATACGGAAACATTTCTAAAAGAGCGTGCAGTCTTCCACACATTGAGTAAAGTTGTTAACTCAGTCGGTAGTGAGAAAGCGGATACTGCTGCAATCTTAAGCCAATTCGAAAAGGCGTGTAATGTCTGTCTTAATTACGACATCGGTCTCGATATTATTCCTGATGTTGGTCGCATAATTACAGATTTACATGCTGCGAATCCCACTATTTCATCTGGTTGGAAATGGCTAGATGAAAAGCTCGGTGGTGGGTTTTGGCAGACTGGTCGTGCGATGTATGTATTTGCAGGTGAGACAAACGTTGGTAAGAGTATTTTCCTCGGAAATATAGCCACATCTATCGCATCCCAAAATAAGACAGTGCTTGTCGTTTCCCTTGAAATGTCGGAAATGATGTATGCAAAACGTCTGTGTTCTAACCTGACAAAAATTCCAATTATTCGGTTAAAGGATGAATCAGAGATCTTGCGTGCAGCAATGAGCGATGTTGCGTCTAAAACTCCGAACGCAAAGATCATCGTCAAAGAGTTCCCACCTAGCACGTTAACAGTAAATCAATTGCGAGCGTTTATTAAGAAGCTTACCGCAAAGGGGATTAAGATTGATGCGGTAGTAGTTGACTACATTAACCTACTACATTCCCCCATTGGAAACAACTCTTATGAGCGGGTAAAATACAGTGCCGAACAGCTCCGTGCACTCTCTTACATATTCAGCTGCCCATTCATTACTGCTACTCAATTAAACCGCACCGGGTATGGTGTAGGTGAGCCATCTTTACAAGCAATCTCGGAGAGTATGGCCTTGCCGAATACTGCTGATTTTATGGCAGGCATCTGGCAGGATGATACCGATCGACAACTCGGTGTTATTAAAATGGGGTTAATGAAAAACCGCTTCGGGCCTAATTTTGGCAGTACAGGTATGCGAATTGATTACAGTACTCTTACTGTTACTGAGGATGATACGGTGACAAAGACAGAGGCTGGTGCATCAGCTTTGAGTGTATTAACTGCTCTAGCCCGTTGATATGTACTGAAACAATGATAACTACTAATATGGCAAAAAACATATTCATCATCGCTGACCGTGATATGGATGGAGCAGGCTGCATTCTTGCAGCTCGTTGGTCTTTGCCTACCGCAAACATCAAATTTATTACAGCTAACGAAGCTACCTTCCGAGATACATTTGTAAAGTGGTGGGCAAATGCAGATAACCGAAACGATACGGATTTAGTATTCATCTGCGATCTTAATGTATCTCGGGACCACGCCGACATACTTGATGATTCGAAAATTTGTATTGTAGACCACCACGTTAACAAGGACGATGTCAAATCATTATACAAGCGCGCAGCTTTACGGTGTAATCGAGCTGCAAAGAGTAGTACTGATCTCGTCTTACAGTTATTTCACCCTACCCTCGATGAGCGTAAACAGACTCTCGCTAGCCTAATCGCGGATTATGACTCGTATACATTATCACTCCCACACTCGCTTGATTTGAACACTGTTTTCTTTGCTTTTCAGGGTGACAAAGTGTCTGCATTTGTCAACTATTTCAAGGACGGATTTAATGGTTTCTCTCTCGAACAGCAGAACATCATCAAGTTTCACAAACTGAAATTGCAAGAAACCCTGAATGGTCTCGAAGTATACCATGCGTCAATCACTCTGGATGGGGTTCCTCGCAATATCTACTCCACCTTCGCTGACTATAGTGTTAACGATGTTGCTCGGTATTTAATTGACAGCCATAAAGCAGACATTACCCTTGTAATCAACCTCAAAAACAGAACAGTATCATTCCGTAAAAACCACGCGTGCACCTACGATATTAGCAAACTCGCAAAACAGCTCGTTAATGGAGCTGGTCACGAGAATGCCGCCGGCGGCGTCATCTCTGATAAACTGTTAATGTTCTCGAAGTTATTTAAAAAGGTATGATGCTGTCTGAAAGTTCTGAAACCGAAATCCAAGAGACATCTCATTTGTTTCTGAGTTTTTGCACGTTTACTTCCCTCACACAAGGTAAGAAGCTCAACACAGCGAACGTCTTTCTTCTCATTCTCAAAAACAAAAACCTTCGCAATATTTTTAAGAGGCGGATGGAGATTGATAACGATTTTGAAGCTGTTAGCATGTTTCTAAAGTTTGACCCAGCTCTCTACAAAAGCAAGTATATTATGAAATACTTGAATAAAGCTGGAGAAAACAAAATTAAAAGCTAGAATCGGTATGTGGATAATTTTTCAAAGTACATTTACAATACTTGGTTAAAGTATGCCCGCCGGGGTAAGCCATGGAAGGCTCGCCAAGACTTCTCTGATTTCGAAAGTGATAAGAACTATGTAGCGCTCATGAAACTAACAAGTTTTTTCCGAGCGCACCCAACAGTAAATGTGGAGTTGTTTATCCGAGCACCATACGAAGTATACGAGAATACTGACGAAACTTTCTATTTAGATTTTTACGGTAGTTCTCGGTCTTGTAAAGCGTACAGCATCTATACAACTCGCATACAAGAAGAGCTACCGGATACGCAGCTTGCTCCAATTGCAGAATCATACAGCTTCATGCGTAAGTTCTGCACTACCAATAAGATGCTTCTTGAGCAGTATCTTGAACACCAGTCTGGTACCGTTAATGATTTTTTGACACATCTACTTCAACACAATGTTTCTATTTACGCCCTTTTTGCATTTCCTGATTTTGACAAGCGTATTCGAGACGTGACAAAAGATGAGATGGAATTTATTCTCGGACAAGTATTTACAAACAATTTAGATGTCTACAAAACCAGGTGGAACGTGTCGTCAAAAGCTAAGACACTATCACAGCAATGCTACAAAAAAGTAAAAAATTTGCTTGAAAATGAACTACTTGGGCCTAATATATTGATGTAGACCGGTTCAGGCGAATTGGTTTACTAACACAGACAAAACAAAACACAAGCAAATGAGTACATATACAAACGACATGTTCCAGAGCATTAAAAGTGCTCTACAGAAAAACGAAAACGCAGGGGCGTCTCGCTTCAAAGATCAACTCCAACTCAAGGCAGGTAACAGCTATACGGTTCGGCTTTTGCCTCACCTGAAAGACCCAAGCAAAACATTTTTGCACTACTATGCCTTCTCATGGAAGAGCGTAGCAACCGGTCAACAGATCATTCTGACCAGCCCTACTTCGTGGGGTGAGCGTGACCCGATCGCTGAAGAGCGTTATCGTGTCTACCGTAACGGCACAGAAGAGGACAAGACAAAGATCAAGGCTATTCGCCGCAGTGAAAACTGGATGGTGAATGCTTACGTGGTATCCGATCCGGTAAATCCGGAGAACAACGGTAAGGTGAAGGCCTTTCGCTTTGGCCGTCAACTGCACAAGATTATCACCGATGCGATGGATGGTGATGGTGCAGAAGATGTTGGACCGCGCATGTTCGACTTGAGTGCGAGCGGTTGCAGCCTTATCATTAAGGTTGAACAGCAAGGTGACTACCCAACGTATGTCGCCTCAAAGTTCCGCACTCCGAAGGCGATCGAGGGGTTGCCTGAATCAGAGTATGAGCGCATTTACAGTTCTGCGTTCGATCTGTCGCAATTCGTCACCACGAAGAGCTACGACGAACTCAAGACGATGCTCAACCAGCACTGGTTTAATATCGCTACACCAACTGCTGCTGCACCAGCTGCAACTGAAGTGAAAGCAGCACCGGCAATTGAAGTAGCTGCAGCTGCAGCTACTGTTCAGGATGCTGAAATGGATCCCGAACTGCAGAAGTTGATGGACAACATTGCTTAATGCAACCAGACACATTTAACCAAGTCACGCCAGAGGCTGCCCGTGAAGTAGCGTTAGCATTCATGGGTCAGCATATGGTTTCTCTGAAAGATCTCAACGGTCGTCTTGTTGAACAGGCGTCAACATTGCGACCCGTTGATCCCAATATTCAATCTGTGGTTAATTCAATCCCGATTGCACCGGTGGCGGCACCTCCGCTACCACCGGTGCAAATCATGCACCCAGGTGTAACCACCCGCGAACCAGCATTTCTTCCCCCGGTTCAACCAATCATATCTGCAGCTGATGATCAACTTGAACTTAACTTCTCATACGATATTGTTAAGGATCTTGTAGATCGAGTTGCAAATGTAGAGGCTCTTTGCAAGAAGATTCTGGCCGCCATTGAGTCTTCCTCAGCAGATAGTTCTCACGATAGATCCTTAAAAAAAAGTTGAGTTTGTTCGAGATTGTTCGTAACATTCTTAGATGAATTTAACTCTGGATGACTCTGAAAAGTTCCTCGACTCGTTTATCCAACCTATTAGTCGCATTACAGATGGCGGCATCCTTAAGATTGAACCAGACAAGATTTCGAGTTTGATTGCGACAGGTGATGGAACTATCATTGTTTACGGTGAGTATGCGCAATCTTTTCCGGTAACTGAGCCGCTCGTTCTAAACATTCCTGATCTTAAAAAGCTGCACAAACTGTTATCTTTGATTGGAACAGATATCAATCTTGTTGTTGATACAAACAGCGTGGCGTATTCCTCTGATACGGTTCGGTTCAAATATCACCTTTACGAGAACGGAATTATTAAGACTCCGTCTCTTAACATGGCGAAGTTGAAAACAATTAATTTCGATGGGTCATTTACAATTACAAGTGAACGTTTACGGAACTTACTTAAAGGTAGCACTCTCAACCCTGATATCAGTAAGGTGTATATCACGTTTAACGGTGGAAAAGTATTTGCTGAGCTGACAGACAAGGCGCGACACAATGTTGATAGTTATGCGACCATCATTGCTGAGGATTACACAAATGCAGCATACGCAACTTCGATACCGATTAACTTTGAGATCATTCGCTTGTTAAGCGCAAGCAAAATTGCGCAGTTTAATGTGAAGCTTGCGACAAAGTTGAATGTGTTTAATTTTGAATTGATTTCGGAGAAAGTGTCGCTAAATTACATTGTATCAGCACTCACCAATTAACATGAACCTCACGAAAAACAAACTTAAAACAGCCGGGTACGTTATTAAACGCCTCCGTGATAATGGCTTCATCGTTATTAAGATGTTCGCTTTTTATGCGAAGTCAGATCCACGCCGGTGGACAGTGCTCATTAACCCTGGTGGTGAGTCCGTCTATATGACGTATTACGCTAACCTCGAGCAATTGGATGAGTCAACATTTGAATTGAACGATGGTGGAAGCCGCATTCCAAAAAATCTCCACATCAAAACAGATAGCTTAGAAGTTATTATCGAGTACCTTCTCAGCCATGGAGTCATGAATACGGGGTACTACCCGGGTAAGCGCAAGTTCATCAAGACAAAGATAAATACTATTGATGAGCACCGACAAGGGCAAGAACCGAAAGAAACCGGCCAAGAAGAAACCGGCCAAGAAGAAACAGTCGGACCAGCCTCCTCTGTCCCCAGCTGAAGAGCCAGGTGAGCAAGCGGCGCAGGAGGCTTACAGAAAAGATCTGAAGGCGATTTCTGTCATCTTGTCAGAGTTTCTCGACTGTTACATCGTTCTCGGGTTTACACCTGATGGAGATGCGGTAAATGTATACAGCGCGCACAATGCACGAGAATTACACAGCATAACGAGTCAACTCCACGAGTTTGCAAACAACTTTAACCTACCAACCCAGGCTCACCAACCACCTGAAGATGTTTAATTCAAAAAAACACCCGCGAGAGAGATTCTCTTACGCAGTTACAACTGGTATCTTTGCAGGCGAAATTCTTATTTTTGTTGAGGATGCAGATAAAGCTTACAGTTTTTTAAGTATCCCGAAGATGGAAAACCGCAGCATCCCACAAGAAAATTTTGACGCCGGTATCCAGAGTCATATTGTTGACGTCGTAGGGCAGATACCGCGAGATGTCTTCAAAGTCTGCAGAATGCAATACAAAAAGAACAAGCGCCTCATTAAATAATGATATGCAGCCGACACTTGTAAAGCCGATTATCATCACATCACCAATTAGTGGTCAACCTTCAAAGCCAACGCTTTCATCGATTCAGTGTGGTAAGAAAACAATTGTTGAAGCTACATGGCGTGATCCTGCTTCTGGTGCATTCATCCGTAAGGGTGTTGTTAGTGTGACAGAAGAAAAAAAGCCTTGATAAAAATTTTCAAAGTTGTATAATGTATAGGTGATTCTGCCTGAAGAATACATTGTACAAAAATTCTACTCGTTCAATGGTGGTGTAAAGTACCTCAAACACCAGCAAGCTTACCAAGGCTCGTGCTTCATCTGCAAAGAGGGATCTTCATGGCTTAAGAAAAAACGGTGCTATTACATCGTCAAAGACAATGCTATCTGTTGTCACAACTGTGGGTGGTATAGTCGACCGCTAAAGTGGATCCAAGAGGTCTCCGGTCTCTCCTACGGAGAAATATGCGACGAGTCTCGTAAATTTGAAATCATACCTACCGAGCTGAAGAAAGAAACAGAGAAGCGTAAGCCGGTAAAACCGAGCGAGAGGCTCCCCCAGGATTCTATTAATTTGTTTGACAGGACCCAGATCCTGTTCTACCAAGACAGCCGAATCGTCCGGTCTGCATTGGCACTAATGCAAGCTCGCCGGTTAGTAACTGCTAAATACCGCCCAAAAGCTCTCTACACGAGTATCGTCGACAGTGTTCATAAATCACGACTTATCATACCGTTTGTTGACGAGAAGGGGGTTGTGGTATTCTACCAGTCGCGTGGTATTGCGAAAGAAGATCTCGAAACTAAACCAAAATACCTCAGCAAAGTTAATGCTGATAAGACGATTTTCAATATTGATGCAGTTGACCCCTTTTATGATTATATCTTCATTTTCGAAGGTCCCATCAACGCATTTTTTTGTAAAAACGGTGTTGCGGTAGGTGGTATCCAGGAGAAGAGCTATAACACGTTTACAGCGAAACAGCAGGAGCAAATACTGCGATTCCCGCTACATAAAAAGATATGGGTTCTCGATTCTCAATGGTTAGATCAGGCGAGCCGACTTAAGACTCAGCGGCTCATTGACGTGGGTGAGACTGTTTTTATCTGGCCTGAAGAAGATGGCCGCATCTACAAGGATTTTAACGATATCGCAATAGCGGAAAAGGTTGACGAGATTCAACCAGACTTCATTCTTAATCGTTCCTACTCTTCTCTCCAGGCTAGCTTAGAGCTATCCAAGATTACGAGTGCGCTGAAATAAGGTACCCCTTCATTGATTCTGAGAGAGAACTAAGTTCTGCCGCTAGACGGGAGATCTTCTTCTTCTCACTGCGAGCAATTGCATCAAACAACGTATCGCACCCTGCTGAGTGGAGTTTTGTTTGCAGGGATTCAGAATTAGGGGCGTTCAAGAATTCAATGAAATTATCAATTGTCGCAATCCATGTTTTCAGCTCTTGAATTTGCTCATGCTTTTTTGCATCAGACACCGCAGAAGATGGAATTGGAACATCGAAATCCTCCGCGCGAGTTCCACGATCAAGTGACTTAATCATAGCAGAACGTTCGGCTCCCGCGTCACCACCCGCACCGGGTGCAGGCGCCATGCCAGCTTCAGCACCAGCGGGAATTGCTGCGTCAATAGCATCTTGCTCGAGCACCATTAGAAAGCGGTCATGAAATTTCATCACTAGTATTTATGCTTGTTTGTAAGTGATTTCGTATAAATAATTGCGTGAGAAAAGCGACTGTTATCTTTGAGGATGCAACCATGGCATACAATCGGTGGGTGCAGGGTATTGCCTCTCGAGAGCATAGCGCGACCCCGGTAAACATTGCTCAACTTGTTGGAAAACAAGCCAGCCCCGATAAACCCGCTAGACCTCTTCACCCAACACTCGACAAAAGCCCGGAAATTCTCGGAAATACCATTCTGAATTTGACGAACTTACGTCAGAAAATCAGTTGCGCGCTCGATTCCAATTTGGCCACAAAACCGGAAAATAAAAAGGTTTTGCTAAAACTCCAAAAAAAGATCGCTAAAAATCTTCGCTTTCTAGATACCTTTGCTAGAGACTTTGATGCGTTGTCTTGATTTTAGTACAACTGTTAGTAACATATCTGTATATGCCGCCAAGATTGTTGACCGCAGTTGCTGCCATAATTTTTATTAGCTCAGCAGTATCGTTTTTCTTTGGAACCACACCTCTCGGATATGTAAAATGGTTTATTGGAGCAACCATCATACAATTTATCGCCCAGTATGTAATTACACTAATTCTCGATGCTCGACTAGGTGTCCAAATAAAAAAACTCGAACAGGAGAATATCCTGCTCCTTTCAAAAACAGAACAACCTGCAATTTGCCCGTGTCATGTAAAAAATGTTCAACATATTCCTATCCTGTTTGATGAGCAAATGACATACAAGTGTAATAAATGTAACAAGGATCTCTCTGCATACCTCGATATCACAACAGCCCTTGTTACCACACCTTTACCGGCTTCAGATCTCGACGCTAATCTAACAAAAATCAGCCAACAAATTGATGAGCACACTAAGCAAGCTAATTGAAGATATTGATTTCGCAGTTCTTAAAACGGCAGATAAGGATATCTACGACGCATACCAGGGTGGAAAACTCGATATGCGAAAGAACTTTACTTCTGATATTGAGTTCCTTCAAAACCTCCTGAGATCATTTTTTGACCACTATGGAACCCAGATTAAGGAATTACCAGAGCAAGAAAAACAAATTGAGATGGTCAAAATCAAACTCGCGCAAGATCAATTGGACAGCATAGTAAAAATTTTTACGACAAACAAGAATTATCTTGACAAGAATCTCTTTATGTTCTACACTCTAGCATATGTCAACGATATTGTTAGAAGACACAGTGGTGGTTCGTAATTCCACAAGCATCAAGTCTTTTAAACTGGATGAATATACACGGTGGCTTTGTTTAATTGAAGCGATTGCATATATTGAAGGAAAAGCTGATGAACTTAAGCTAGATCTGGAAACCGAAAAGAATTGGGTTCAACCTCTCGCTCTGCAGAAGTATATCCGTGAGAGATTTGTGTCAATGAAATTTGATGTTGTCTCCGATCTCAAGGGTGATACGAGTACGATCAAAGTGGTTTAGTACCCACCGTAAGCATCATCGTAATTATTCGTTTGAGTGTAATCAAATACGCGGGTTGTATACTCAGTGTTTACATCATACGGGTATGTTTTTGTAGCACCGGAAAGTCCGGTTACCGCGGTTGAAAGTGTATCATCGTATACTTGCTGATTAACAGATTCACCGCTAAGCCCTGGCTCAAATGAGTATTCAAATCGCTTCGCTTTAATCAACCATACATAGTGACCTGCCAGTGGGTTGATCTGAGCAATATCCTGATCTAGCCGTTGTGTGATTTCAAAGTAATTACCAGCACGCCCACCTACACGGTCTCTACCGTACTCCGACATCTGGAACACATCGCCCGCTTTAGGCTCTGCACCTGGTCCAAAAACCAAGTAGAAAGCACTAATGTGTACGAACGCGGTAACTTCATCATCGGCGAGCAGCCCATACTTACTGAGCATGAGTGCATTTTCGTTTAGGTTGATACCGATAATAAGGTCTCTAGGTGGTGAGTATTGCTGGGTGGGATGCTCACCGTATAAGTTATCTGCAGAGAGTGTGTCGTAATTGTGAACATAATATCCCACTTTTTGACCGAAGAGGTTTATCTGTTCGAAGAAGTAATTACTGTAGAGCTGGCGCTCACATTCATTCTGATCTTTATCAGTATACCTGAAACATGAGGTCATGCTCGTAACCGTTAAGGGGTACGTATTTGGTGTTGTGTAGCCTGTTTGACCGTAGCTCATATTATTTTGTCAAAATAAATCGGCCAAGTCTCCGATTATACTCAATTCGAATCCCGGTATTTCCGAGCTTTACTGGAGCTTTAATCGATGGTGCAAACTTGTAACCCGCTCTTCGCAGATCACTAAAATCAGCAGATGTCAAATATTCAAAGCGAGATTCTCCTGTTTTTACTTTTCGAAATTTGATATTTTCGTGCTTGGTCTGGTGAACCTTTGGAACATATCGACCAGGATGAGCACGGGTCACGCGACTAATCGGTCGCATATGACGCCTACGATCACGGCCAAAAAATCGCTTGAAGCTTTCCACGCAATTACTTAATAGAAAAGCCCCGGTGTTAACACCGGGGCTTTGTAGAGCAATTTAGCTTAGTGGCCGATTTGGTAACCAACCTTGCCGGCAGTGCCTGCAACCTTGTTGTTCTTACCATTGAGACCCTTATTCATCTTCTCGGGGCTAACTAGCGGATGAACACCCGTCTCTTCTGTACCAACTTCGTCCGTAACCTTTGCAGTTACCTTCGACTTAACACCCTTTACGGTGCTATTTACCACGTTGGACTTCTTAGCTCCTTGGAGCTTCTGACCAGCGGAATCAGGCAATGCTTCCAAGTGGGTCGCTTCACCAGCAATTTCACCACCCTCAGGTTCACCTGTCAAATCTTCTGGGACACCCTCTTCGCCACCGAGATCATCGTTAAGTTCATCTTCACCACCGCATTTACCAGCGAGTGCTTCAACACCAGCGCGAAGATGTTCGATAATCTCCGAACAGCTCATGCCTTCAAATTCTGAGATCGCATCATCGCCACCCTCTTCACCAGGCATACCTTCGCCGGAATCACCTGTAATAGGTTCACCGGATTCAGGTTGCGCGGTAATAGTGTCAACTGCATCCATTTCTGGTGCTTCAAGTTGTAGACGGTCGTTAAGGACGTCGGAAACTAGCTTATCGAAGTTCTTGCTCATGTGATTATTTATACCGGCAGTTTGCGTTTTTTCTGAAGACATTGAAAATTTTGAGTCTGCCTTTGCTGGTTTCTTTACACCGCTAGCAGCCGCAGGCCCACTCTTCTTATCCGCAAAAGGTGATTTCTTCTTCTTATCTTTGCCTGCCATCTCAAAGGTGCCTTTACCGGGAAACTTACCTTTTGCTTCCTCAATAACAGATGCCGTATCTGCATTGGCAGCAGCATTTTCTGCAATGATTTTGTCAAGTACGCCGCCGTACAAGTTGCCAATATCTACAAGATAGTCACCTTTTTCGTGTTTCATCGCTAAGTACTTATATGGCCGGACCAAAAGATAATCATTTTTACCTCGGAAATTCTAATCTTCCCACACCTGAGGCTAAATTTAATTACGAAGGGCACCCAGAGTGGGTAATAGATTTGGAAAAATGCCGGAAGAACATTTTGTATTTTGCAGAGAACTTCTTCTATATCGTTAACTTAGACGAGGGTAAGCAACGTATCAAATTACGCAGCTACCAGAAACGGATCTTAAGATCCTTGCGCGACAACAGGTTTCTCATTATGCTTGCTAGCCGCCAAGCTAGTAAAACAACGTTGATGACCATTTACGCTCTTTGGATAGTCTGCTTTTATGATGATCAACGCGTGCTAATTGTTGCTAACAAGGAGGCAACTGCTATTAATATCTTCAAACGCATTCGAATCGCGTATGAGCAATTACCCAATTACCTGAAACCAGGCACAGTTGAATATGGTAAGACCTCTCTTGCACTCGGTAACGGCTCTAGTATTGGTATTTCAACAACGTCTAGCGATGCTGGTCGTGGTGAGTCTGTTAACTGTGTTATTATTGACGAGATGGCGCACATTGAAAACAACATGATGCAAGAGTTTTGGGAGTCTGTTTACCCTATTATTTCGTCGTCACAAAAATCAAAAATCTTTGTGGCCTCAACTCCAAAAGGCACTGGAAATTTATTTCATACCCTCTATGAAGGAGCTACAAAGAAAGAGAATGGGTGGTTCCCGGAACGTGTTGATTGGTGGGAGATACCTGGACGCGATGAGGAGTGGAAAAAACGTACAATACGGACAATGGGCAGCGAAGATGCGTTTAACCAAGAGTTCGGGTGTGCTTTTCTTCAATCAGGTGAAAGTGCTGTTGATGAGGACTTGTTTAAAAAATTGAAGCTCGATACAAGTGAACCCAAGTACGTTCTTGAAGATGGTAAGTACCTAATGTGGGAGACGTACCGCAAAGATCACCTCTACGTTATCGGTGTTGATGTAAGCGAAGGTGTCGGTGAAAACGCTAGTGTTATACAGGTGCTCGATGTTACTGATCTCTCAGACATTCAACAGGTTGCGGTGTACTCAAATAAGAACATCAACCCGTTGAATTTTATCTCAAAGTGTCAGGAAATCTTTAAACACTGGGGTAACCCACCAGTTTTGATTGAACGTAACAATTGCGGTGGGCAGGTAGTAGATCAGCTGCGTGTTACACTCGGGTATCCAAATATTGTAAATTACGGCCCCGGCGCAGCTGGTGCATCGTACAATCGCAATGGTATTATGGCGCATACAAACACCAAATATAAAGGTGTTATGAACATGCGATACTACGTTAATGAACTACAGTCTGTTAGAATTCGCGACATCGTAACCCTCAATGAATTGCGTAGTTTTATTCGACGTGAAAACGGTACCTGGGCTGCAAAAGCAGACAGTCTAGATGACCGTGTAATGAGCTTAATTTGGGCTCTCATGGCCCTAGACACAGACATTGTCGACAAATACTTTGAAGTGATTACGGCAGATAGTAACCGACGGCCACTTAAATTAGGAATTCTCGATTATGGTAGTGATCGTGGATTCGAAGACCCGCTAGCTGCTCTTGCGAATTTAAAAAACACAATTGGCTCCGATTTTTTGCCGTGTGTTATCAACGATCAATACGATGATCAAGATGACAAAGCGATACTAGCGAGGGATGGTTGGCAACTACTAAATATACCAAATGGCTGATTACATTCAAGCGCCACTAAACAAACAGCGCAAAGACAAGTATATGATTGTCATCCCGACTCCAAAGGGGTTGCGTGAAATTATAACTGGTGATATCCGTAGCCGGTCTGAGTCGATGATTATACCCGCCGCTCTTCAGATGTCCGTATATGGGAGCATCGCGCCTGATATCGCGGTACCTGCTGTGGACCACCGATATGGTGGGCAGTCGTACAACGTATCATCCCATGTACGTGATCCCTATGCTCCGCAAACGGTCAACTTTACGATTGATAACAGATTTAACAATTATTGGGTCATCTACAAATGGTTGAGCGTTCTTAACGACCACAAAACGAGCTTGTTCGATAGCGACAACGTCACAAATCTCGAGCACAAAAACGAGTTTGCGGCCCAGTATTACATGACCGACATTTCAATTTTTGCGCTTGATGAGTACAATAAGCGTGTTGTCGAGTTTCTTTTTACAAAGGCGTTTCCGACCAAGTTAGGTGGAATTAGCTTCAACGACCGAGACCCTACAGAAGCAGAATCTACATTAGAATTCGCGTATAGCCAGTTCATTGTGAAACTGGTTGAGAACGTGGAAAGTTTGTAAAATGCGGAAAAAGCATTTTGAAAACACATAAATAATTTGTAGATATTATGCCAAATCGTCGAATTGATTCACCTGGTGTCCAGATTAGCGAAGTTGATATTTCGCTACGTCCTGTTCAGAATACAGCCACCAATATTCTCATTCCTGGCTTTTCTTCGAAGGGTCCAATCAACGACGTGATTCAGGTTTCGAGTGTTTCGGAATTCCAACAGATTTACGGTATACCTACTAATGGTGCAGAACGCTATTTCTATCACACTGTTAATGCAGCATTGCAGAGTCCTGCAAATGTTCTAGTTGCTCGGTTGCCGTATGGCAGCAGCACTGCCCTCACAGCTACAGACCAGGTGGGTGTTCTTGCGTACCCTGCAATCTTCGTTGATACATCATCTTCTGTTGTAAGTGTAATGACTGCTGCAAGTGCGCAGACGTTTACACAAACTGCAGGTACTTACGTGCTTGGTGCACCAAAACACTACACACTGTCGAAAGAGCAGTTCACATCGTTGAAAGACGGTAGCTTGTTTACCTTTAACTCTGCCGCAAATGCAGATCTTACAAGTGATGTTACAACCCTCGGTAATGCAGCGCTGATTATTGCTAACCAGTCGCAGTCTACAATTAACAACATGTACGAAGGGTACTACATTGGTATTGCAGACAATACCAATCTTAACCCATCGTGTAACTTTGACACCGTCAAGTATGTTAAGACACTGAAGAATAACCAAGTATTTGTTGATCCCGTTGGTGTAAATCCGCAAGTGTATCAAGGGGTACCAGCACAACGTCTTGGATTCTCACTCTCTGCGACCCCAGCAGGTATCGATAATAGCTTGTCAGAGGTACTCGAAAGCAGTGTTCCAAGCTTTGATATCTACTCTGGTCGGGAATACGATGACACAGTCGTAGTTGGTCTTTTCAAACTCCGCCAGTCGGTATTTTCGAATACCAGCATCCAGCTATCCTTCTCGCTCGAAGAGGGTTACATTGGATCTCTCGACAGCACTCGCCAAGTAAATAGCGAGACAGGTGGACCTGCAGAAAGCTTCTTTATTGAAACAGTTGCGAACAACTCAAGTGCCAACTTGGTTGTTAAGGTAAATCCATACCTCTCTCGAATCATACAAGGCACAACGTTCTTGTCACCATCAGGTACACCTGATGTTAAGATTCGTATGAGCAACCCAACGCTGAACAACAGTGTGTTGTTCGCAAGCAGCTCAAGCACTCGGGTTGCGTTTCTCGGATTTGATAATACGACACTCGTAACAGCGATCGGTACCACTTATGGTACAAACGATTCTCTGTTCCCGCTCGGGTCTTTCTACACCACAAATGCAACAGATAAGACAGTTGGCAACTTGCCTGGCAAGTTGGGTGTTGTGCTTGATACATTGCTCAACACAGACGTATACCAAGTAAACGTGCTCTGCGAAGCTGGTCTCGGTACAGTCTACGCCGGTGCGCAATACAGCGGAGTAAAGGATGTTTTCGATGATTACCTCTACGTTGACACAGCACCACTTACAGCGTATGATGGTACCCCTGTTAACAGCGACTTGGTTGCCGATTATCAAGGTGTTGTAAATGAGTTGCAGAGCTTTATTGAAAACCCAGCTCGTAAAGACGTTATTGGTATCTTGGATCCACTAACACCAATCTTGGTGCAGAGTAACTCTGTGAAGACCATCCGCAAAGACAGTGCGAACTTTACGCAGAACATTATGTGGCCGTTAAAGAATCTGTATGCTGGTTATAACACAAGCTATTTGTGCGCATTTCCTCAAGTTGTCCGCACAACAGACGTAGCAACGGGAAATCCAATCTGGGTGCCGTTCTCTGGTTATGCTGCAGCTATTTTTGCGAATAATGACAGCTATTACACACCTTGGAGTGCACCAGCTGGATTTACCCGCGCAACAATTGCAGGTATCACCGACATTGCTTATTACCCACGTCAAAAAGAACGTGATCAGTTGTACAAGTCAAACTTGAACCCTGTGACGTTCTTTGCATCCGACGGGTTTGTAATTTACGGTCAGAAGACGCTGCTCAAGCGCCCAAGTGCGTTTGACCGCATTAATGTTCGCCGCTTGTTCCTCAACCTTGAGATTGCAACCCGCGAAACGTTGAAGTACTTTGTGTTCGAACCGAACACATTGTTCACCCGCACTCAGGTGCTCAACACCTTGACACCAATCTTCGAAAACGCGAAGAACACTGAAGGTGTATATGACTACCTGATTATCTGTGACGAACGCAATAACACACCTGCTGTAATTGATGACAATCAATTGGTTGTTGACATTTATATCAAGCCGGTGCGCACAGCAGAATTCATCTTGGCAAACTTCTATGCAACTCGCACAGGAGTTAGCTTCCAGGAAATCGTAGGATAACATAAATAAAGTATATGGCAGATGTCAAACAACTGATAACCGATTTTTATAGGGTAGCTGCGGCTCGTGATTTCGCTCGCGACATCAACTTCCGCTTACTCTCTATCAACACCGGGGGTACTTCGACCATCACGTTTAACGAAGATGATTTGGTGTACATTAAGGCAGCAACATTGCCTGGTCGCGCCATTACAAACGTGCAAGTACCATACATGGGTCTCAAGTTCAACATCCCCGGTACTGCTAATTATCCTGGTAGCGAAGGGTATGAACTCAAATTCTTCTGTGATGCAAACTCACAGCTTCGTCAAAAGTTCGAGCAATGGAGCAAGGATATCTTTGATGATGCAACAAGCACGGGTAACTACTTCACTCCCCGTCAAACATCAACCATTGACATGGTTCAACTTGACAAACAAAACAACCGCATTGCGCAATATCAACTAGTTGGTGTTGCAGTCAACGACGTCGGATCTCTCTCGTACAATATGTCAGAGGGTACCGGTGCAACAGTTGAGTTTACTGCGAAGATTACGTACCACTACTGGAGAAAGAAATAACGCTAATTCGTAGCGTTGCCTAAGTATTTGCATGGACAACCCGTTCAGCAAAGCTATCGCCTCACTTGGGCAAAATTTAGTCGGTATTGGCACCGGTCAAAATCCCCTTTTTGCTCCCCAGGTTGCTAATCTGTTTGGGTTTAACATTCAGGGTATCCCTCTCATTAGTGCTCGTGATTATTTCCTAACTCAGATGGAGTCGTGGATGACCGCAATCCCACTCCAGACACAGTGGATTGTCCTTATCAACGAGTATCCGAAATGTATCAACACCAGCATAATACAAAACCTCGAACGTGTTGACGGTGGTAAAAAAGGTTTCGATATAGACCGCGCAAAAAAGATCTTAACAGCATTTCCCCTACAAAAAGTAACAGGGTGTCTATTTGCGCAAGGTGTCAATTTACCTAGTGATGAATTTGCAGTTGATTATCCCACTATTGAAAATTCTCGCGGATTCCGATCGGCGCCAATTGCAATGCAGCGTGCAAATCCCGGCACATTGACTTTTGATTTTCTAGAGACCAATACATCATTTACCGACTTCGTTATCCGCCCGTGGGTCATCGCAGGTTCACATTTTGGATTTGTTGCTCGGGACCCAAATAGCGTAAGCGAGATTATCAAAAACGTAAAGACAACTGTTACCGTGCTACAGTACACACGCACGTTTCAAAAAGTCTCAATGATTCCCCGCAAGATTTGGCAATTCTATAACTGCGCACCTATCGGTGTTGGGGACCAGACATACACTTACGATACAGAATCATTCTCTTCCGGTCGTGCGTTCCACACAACCAAATGGGTATATTCACACTACACTGTTGAGAACAATTTGTATCTCCCGCTCACGTCTATCATCAATCGAATCGCTAGTGGTCAACTGCCTCGCATATCACCGTTACAAAATGGTGGAAATGGAGCGGTAAATCTACTAGGATTGATATGATATGAAATTTTCCTGTTCGCTACCCCTCCCCACTATTGACCAACCGCTTGCAGTGTCGGAGATGAATTATGAAGATTTCATTACGTTGCAAAAATTCATTCAAAATGGAGATCCCAATTTACTTGAATTGCATCTCGATAAATTGATTGACAAGTATGTGGACCTGAAGGGACACACTCTATCGGCTTTGGAAAAACTGATAGTCATAACTTATCTCAGGACAATTTCAAAAGGTGGGGAATTGAAACTCTCCCTTAAAGAAAATGAAATAGCTCGCTTTAGTTTGACAGACTTCCTGAATACTGTAATGGTAAATGAAGATTTGTTTAAACGGCAAAAAGTGTCTGGTAATACAGCGTCTCTTAAATGGGTTGCATTGCTAGGTCCACCACAGCAATTTGCATTTAAGAATGTATTTGATTACATGTATTCCTGTCTCCACTACGTAACTGTGGGGGAAACTTTAGTCACATTCAGTAAGCTCTCAGTACCAGAACAAAATAAGATGCTTGAACGATTACCGGCGACTATTACCCAACAACTCGAGGTGTATTCGAAGCAATTTGAATTTGCGGTAAATCAGATACCTGTTAATCTACCCGTGCAAGCCCTTACAGGTAATCAAACCTCATTAGTACTCAGCGCGAAAAACGGTATCTTACTGGAGCTGTTAAAGATTTTTGTCGGTACCAGTCTCAACAATATTCAAGAAGTAAACTATGTTCTTGTATCAAAAGCAAACTACTCGATGCAAGATCTCTACATGATGACACCTGGTGAAGTTGATGTCGCTGTTGGTCTTCTAGAGGCGGAGTTAAAGGAAAAAGCTGCACAGTCTGCTACCCAAGGTGGACCTAGCATTGCTTCAACAGTTGGGTAAATAGAGACATGGACCAGGTCAATAATTTCATTAATAGTCTCGACAACGTTGCGCGGAATGATGTAACACCAATTTTTATTCCGTCACTAAATCGTGAAGTCACTTTTAAAAAGCTGAGTGCTCGGCAACACAAAGAAATTATCACAACTGTGATGGATAATGCTGCATCAGGTATTACACTGGCGTTAGTACTTGACAGCATCATCCGCGAGAACATAAATGAGAAAGTAAATGTTCTCTCAACTGATAAGAAGTATATTGCTGTAGCTTTACGGGCTGCATCGCTGAGCCCTACCATTACCCTCAACGAGCAATCAGTCGATCTTACAGAACTCTTAAAGAATAAGCTACCACTCGATTCATCTCTCTCTAAAAAAGTTATCAAAGAAGACTTGTTTACTCTGAATTTGAGTATACCTACTCTTGATAAGGAAACGCACGTCAATAAAGAGAGCAGGAAACGAATTGGAGAATTCTCCGACAAAACTCTAGCTAAGGATACTCTCGGCGAAGTGTACACTAAAGCTCTCGTCAAGTATATTGACAGCATCGTGACAACAGACCAAGGAACAGAGAGCACTTTGAATTTTGACGAATTATCCGTAGCTCACCGAGCTCTTGTTGTAGATAAACTCCCACTCTCAACTACAACTCAAATCATTGCATATGCAAATGCGCTCAAGGTAGAAGAATCAAAATTTGCAAATATTAACGGGCAACCCGTTGAAATATCTATAGATCAAGCGTTCTTCACACTCTAAGAACGCTGACACCGGCTTAAGTATTTGAAATGGCCGCGCGTGACATAGAAGGTAAACTTGACAAAGTCGTTAAGTTGTTAGAGAGTATCATTCTCCCAAAGGGATCAAAGGTACAGGAACCTGCTGCGTCTCTCCGTATTTCTGATCTGCACCCTACAGCAAAAGCTGAGACGGGTAAAAAGGATGAAGCTGAAAAACCGCGCGATGTAGTAACTAAGGACACACCTGTCTACATCAACGGGCTAAGCAACGAAACGAAGAAATTTTTCAAAGAGGTCTTCCAGGCGCAGACCCCTGAGATGAAAAAGGATCTCGCAAAGAAGAGCAGCTTTTGGATGGAGCTCTTAGAGGTACTCACTATTGTTATCCTCGGTGCAATTTTCGCATTTAGCAGCCTATTTAAAAAGTACATACTGCCATTTATTGAAGGCCTTGGAGAACTTTTTAGGTTTGCTTCGAAAGGCCTTCAAAATATATGGAAAGGTCTTAAAGAAACAAATATTGGCCAATCAATCGGTAAGCTGCTTGATAAAATCTTCGACATCTTCCGCGCTGATGGTGCAATAGGTAAATTCTTCTCAAAAGAAGGTGTAATTGGTAAACTGTTTACTGAAGAGGGCATGATTGGTAAACTGTTTAAAGATGATACCATGCTCGGTAAACTGAAGAATGCGGTGGCTCATCTTTTCAGTGAGGACGGCGCAATCGGTCGGGTCTTTTCAAAAACCGGTAGGATTGCGACGTTCTTAAAAGATCTTAAAGCAGGTTTCGATCTCGGTAAAGAAGGTGCCCTTCTCCGTGATGTTGTTGGATTTTGGGAAAAAGTTGCTGTATGGGTTGGAAGACTATTTAGAGAAGGTGGGATATTCTCGAAGATATTTGCGTTTTTTGAGCCTCTTATCGCAAAAGCAAAAGTAGTTGGCGCCGCACTCGAAAAACTTGCATGGCCACTTATGATTCTTGTTGCGATCTTTGACTTCAAAGCCGGGTACGAGGATGAGATGAAGAACGGAACAAAAGATACCATGATCGCAAAAATGAAGGGCGCCATCGCATTCTTTGTTAATATTCTCACACTTGGATTTGTGGATTTTGAAGATGTTAAAAAGAGCATCAACGGCATCGTTGAAGACTTCAAAAAAGGTGATTTTATCGGTCAGCTTATCAAGGTTGTTCTTCTTATCCCTGAAGGGATCGGTAAAGCAATTTACAAAATCTTTACTTGGATTTTCAGCTTCTTCGATAAGGATGCTGCTGCGATTATGGATAAGGGGATGAAAGAATTCAGCTTATCTGAATGGCTTGCAGGTATTGGAGAGCATATAGGTGAATTTGTTGGTGAATATGTTATTGCCCCAATCCAACAAGCTTGGGATGGGTTGATTAAATTCTTCAAGGAGACGATCCCTAATACATTCAAAAAGGTAATCGATAAGATTGCAGAATTTCTTGTAGGTATTTTTGATCAGCTAGCCAACATCAACGTTGAAGAAATCATCCGTGCAGTACCAGGTGCAGGCAAGCTCCTCGATGTAGGTAGCTGGATCAAATCAAAGATTTCAAGCGCAGCTACTGCGGCGGGTACAGCGTCAGTTACCGGTAAAGTCCATCAAGATTTTATTAGTCGACCCGGGCAACCAGTAGCTAGCTTTTCTGATAAAGATACCATCATTGGAGCAAAATCAGGTGGACCGATTGAGCAAATGATGTTGAATTCTGTTGAAGTAACTAAGAATATTGGCAAGATGACGGGAGAGTCATATGCTCGCCAGGAAAAACTCCTATCGCAAAATGTGGAGCTTCTTAAGCAAATTCTCGAAACTCTCGGGGCAAAACAAAAGCCTGGGTCGATGGTTGTCATTAGCAATTCACGCCAAAATAACCTAACCCTTGGTGGACCAGCTGGATCAACAGCCTACAGAGCTGAAGTAGTATCTTAAGTATTTGTATGTCAAATTTCCTTTGGACATTTGCGCCGTCAGAGATAGCAGGATCAGTCGTAAAAAAGCTGGTACCTAATTCTACGCAACTCACTGGGTTTATCAAACCAGTTGACGTGGTGAATGATTTCTATTGGACAAATTCAAAACTCGGTGCCGCGGGTGGCCGTGCTGAAGTACCTACCCTCATTCTTAAAGAACGAGCAGTAAAAACTAACTCTTTCATCGCTCAAGCTCTCTACTCGACAGGAGCTGGTGTTGATTCTGTTCGCAATCTTTACAACTTGTTGACAGGCAATACAAATGGTGACAAGTCTTTGACTCAAATTGCTGATTTGATTCAAAAGTTTGTACCGCAAAATACGACCGCCTCAGCAGGTACCCCGGCTAACACCGACACAATTAAGCAGCGCTCTGAGACTGTTATCAACCAAGTTATTAAGGGTGCACAGTCAGCTCAAGATGATGTCAGCTTTCTTGCGGATGAATGGCTTAAGCCTTATAAAGGCCTCTATTTTACAGAGCCGACTGGTTGGATTTTTTATCTTCCATTTTTCTCGAATTCGTACCAGTCAACCTCCAATGCTTGGGGCGATAATTCAGGTGACTCAGGTTCTGGTCACGTACTCCGTGGCATGGCAGATCTAATTGCAGCAGGGTCAGAATTTATAGGTGATCTAGAATCAACTGGAACTGGAAACTACGGCACCTACCAGGAGCGTTCTAAGTTTTTCCAGTATACAAAAGATGGTGATAGCATTACGGTATCATTTCCACTTATTAACGCAGGCTCTGCAAGCTACAATGATGTGCTCCGCAATTGGCAGTTTGTCTACCTATTGCTGTATAATAATCGACCTGAACGCATTAACCGTAACCTGCTCACCCCGCCTCCAATTTATGAAGCGGAGATTCCTGGTGTTCGATATATGCCGCTGTCGTACATTTCCAATATTGGTGTTGAGTACAAAGGATCTCGGCGCACCATGAAGATTAACATACCAAACGGTAACAGCAACAACACATTTGCAACAATCATTCCAGAGGCATTTCAGGTGACAATCACTCTTACGTCGCTTGTATCCGAGTCGAAGAATTTTATGTATGCAGTTGCAGCGCGACCAAACAATATTATTGTTACGTCTAAATCACAGCAAGCTATTTTCTCCGCAACCTCTATCAACCAAGGTATGCTTATTGATGCTGCGCAGCAAAACCGCAGCGCAACAATACAACAAGATGCTACTCAACAAATCAATGCGCTAAATGGCAGCATCATTAGCAACGGAGGAACAGGAACCGTATGACAGATCTAGGTGCTAGTCAAAGCGAGGTGGTTGAGTTAGGCAGCCTAAGCAACTTGAGATATGAGAATATTTTCAAGGTGTATTTGAATGCTGACAACCAATATTTTTACAACATTCTTAACACTGTTACGTTCGGTAACATCTATGACACTAATCTCTTTACAGAGGTCGTCGTAAGCGAAAAAATGCCATGGACGGTATTAAGCTATAATGCCTACAAAACAATTGACCTCTGGTGGTTGATTGCTTTGGTGAACGGTGTGCGTAATCCATTCGAGCTACCTTCAAACAACAAGATTAAAATTTTGAAACCGCAGTATGTTGCCACCGTTATCTCACAGTTGCAGCAACTCATTACATGATCTCAGCCCTTAATAAAACAGATTTGATCTCTACAATTGAGATCAATAAAACTGAGTATGACTTCCGGGTTGCGCTTATTAACCCAGAAGGCAAATACTTCGGTATTCGTTACGAGGCAATTAAAGAGCTTGTTATCAACAGTGCTTTGCATACCTATTTTGATGATGGTTACATCGTAATTGATAATAGCTACGATGTGTTAGAGCGTCAACCAGACGGTGTTATTACAGATTCGATCCCGTATGCATTTCGCGGTGATTCGCGTGATATCCTACATATAGAGATCATCCCTAAAGTGCGCGACAGCGGCATTACATCCGCTCCAGATGAGGAAGCTCGCGCTGTATTCTGCCTATCATATGACTTTGCAATCTATAATATTGAAGATGTTTTAAGCCCGCAAGCTAACACAAAACACCGCAAACTCTATTTTTGGGATCTATGGCACCAGATAATGATTGAGAAAAACACCTGCTTTAGCACAGCAGAGCTTCTCTCTGGTAACGACCACCATCTCCGAACAAATATCGAACGAGGGATACCAACAGGTGATGCCATTAAAGGCCTTCTTCGAAAGACACTTTCAACTGATTTGGGGTTCAACTGTACATTTTCAGGGTTTGATAAGGGCTCGACCAATATCTTTTTTACTGCACCTGCAGGGTTTAAGGCAGAAGACAGTTTGCAGTATCTACTAAATCTCCATGTTAGCTCAAAGGAGAATAATTATGATGCGGGTATTCTTCGCATTGAATCGTTCCCCCGTGGGTGGTCTTTTATTAGCCTGTCTGAATATTTTAAACAGGCATACGATGCTAAAAACGATGCAGGTGGGGTACTATATCTTGAAAGATTTGTGATTGGTGGTAACACTGATCAAACATCAACAACCAATTTTACGGTAGTTGTTAGCCGGTCACCGAAACTATCAATCTATTTTGCTGATACGAATATCATTGAGAACTTTTCATTCCTACCACCCGCGGGGCAGTTCACACAGCAAGAAGTGGTAACCAAAGTAACATACAACAGCGACCCTGGCACCGGAATATTTTCAATGGATGTCGTTGAGAATGACTTTGAAAAGGTACAGCAAGTTTATTATCAAAATTATGTTGCCCCTCTTAAAGGAAATAAGGGTGCTCCAGCCTCGAACTTAATAGCTAACAAGCTTCGCTCTACTCGCCAGAATGTAGAGCATGTATACTCGGCAATTACGATACCAGAGCAGCGTCTCTCTGAGGGTCGGTCAGATACCTTATTGAAATCGGTGCTCCTCAATAATACAATCTCGTTTCGAGTAAAAGGTGCAACCTACCGCGACGCGGGTCGATTCATAAGTATTGACAGGGATAGTAGCTTGCCTGACTCAGCGTTTGATCACAAGATGCTCGGAATCTATTTGATTGTATCTGTAAAGCATACGTTTAGTGGTGGTGATTACTATACAGATCTGCGATGTGTAAAGACCTACAACTTCACAGATCTAGGTGAGAAGGGGCTCTACGTATAATGGGCAACCAAACGACCATATTTCCAGCTCTGGTTGATGTGGATATTGCAAGAACAGAAACTCTTCTTGCAAACTTCACGTCGTACATGGTTCTTGTGTCTAATTTCTCTGCTGAATTAGCAACGAGTCTAGCATTTGAAAATAGCCAATACGCGGGTGATTTTGTATCGTCAATGTCGACAGCACTTACCGAGATTGATTCAAAAAAGAGTAACCTCGATGCTGAGTTTCTTTACCACTATATTCGGCAGTATGAGCGAGCAGTCCAAGCAGTTAAAGATGTGATTCCCGCTTCGAGCACCAGCTTGTTTAGTGATCTAAGCGATAGCATCGGATGTTTGTACAATGTTGTACCAACCTTGAATGATACGGTTATCCCACTAAACGATATCTCAGGGACTGTGTACACATCATTTCAAATTTGTCCAAGTACTTTGACGAATAAGATTTCCCCGACTGCAAAAGATGTTGCCAAATCAATGAGCAGGTACGCAACTACTTTGTATCGTAGCAACCTTGTTAATGTGCAGGTTGCATGGGCACAAACCACTGATGCACACGGTTCCAATCTAATTACAGATTTTAATGCGTATTTGCGGATGCGTGATATCGCTCCACTGCTTGTAAAGAAGCTCAATAAAGATTTTGACGCACTGTTTAAGATGGTGACATATTTTTGTACCTTGAATGATTTTTCTGGATACAATGCTCAAGACCCTACAATGAACCTACAGGCGTTGCCGCATTTACAGTATACTGCCGATGTTGAACATAGCCGTGTTCAATTTGACCTGCTAGGTAAGAAGATCAACAGTGCGCGGCATGCAACCACTATCAAGCGTCGGTTGTGGGCACCAACTGCAGCAGGTGAGGGGACAGTGAGCGACCCCGCGAATACAATTATATTGGCTCAGACACCAACCTCATCAACAAACCCGGTACCGAAAAATAGTACCGCGGTAAATGTACCTAAACCAACTACTGCAAAAACAATACCGCCTGCAGTAGAGCGCCCACCAACAGCAACCGCTGCCGCAATTACAACTGTTCAAACAGCTGCTACAGTAAAGCAGACAATACAATCACCGGATGTTGCAAATGATATTAGCGCTGAGATACATTCTGTACCGCGTTCTGCGCCGCAGTTTAAGCGTGATGCATATGCATTTGCAACAGAATCTCCAATTCCTGTTCTTCAAGGGGCACGTGATTTGGTTTGCAGGTTGGGCCATTTAGCTAGCCTGTCTCTCAAAGCACTCGGTAATCTAAAAACCCCTAAACTACCAGCATTCTATAAGAACTTCAAATTTAAAAATGTCTTCACCACCTTTGCGGTGAAGTTGGAGAAGCAAATCGTAAAGAGGCTGCTAGCGCTTATTCCTCCGCTACCAACCGTGCCTAATCTGAAGAAAATCTTCACAAACTTCGCAAAGAAGTTGTTTACGTGCAACCCGACAAACTGGAAGTAACTGTTACCGCTTCGATTTCGATTGCTTCATCAGTCTTCTTCAGTGCTTGAGTTGCTAACTCCTTTACCATCTGCTCTCGGGTAAGAAGTAATTTAGCGTGTGTCTCGTCAATAAGGCTCGCTTTGCGGTTCTTTGCATCGAGTTCTTTTGATTTGTAAATAACTTCCGCTTTTTTGTCCACTATGATTTGCCGATTCAACGTCTCAATTGCACCTGATGCCGCGGTAATAAGGCCTGCTAAAGCTTCCACATCACAGTGGTTAGGGGAAGAAATAATGTTGTCTTTGATTGTTCGAATCAAATCCATGCTCTCTTGAATTAGTTCACCAGAGCGCTCAATGACAAATTTTTCGATGTCCTCTTTCTTCAACGTGTTCTGCTCCTGCTCATTCCGTTTGGTCAGGCTTGCTGCTTTCTTTAGCTGATCAACCAAGGAATCAACTTCTGCTTCTTGTGTACCGGGTAAACTCATACAAATATTTAGAAAACCGTTGATAAAAATATAGTCTTATCTACAATCATTGTATGGAAAATCTTGACTATATGCCGCCGGTTGAATTCATTAAGGTCGCAGAAAATGCGGTATTACCCCAAAAAGCACACCCAGAAGCGTCTGGTGAAAATGCAGGGTATGATCTTACTTGCACAGAAGAGACAGTTGTCCCAGCTCGTGCCACTGCAGTTGTTCCGACCGGTATTGAGGTTGGGCATATCCCAGATGGGTACTGGTTTCGAGTTGAAGCCCGCTCTGGTCTCAGCTTCAAACATAAAATACTCCCTCACCCCGGTATCATCGACACCGGTTACCGCGGACCGCTCAGTGTAATGATGTACAACCACAGTGACACACCGTATACCTTCAAGGCTGGTGATCGCATTGCACAAATTGTTTTTTACTACAACCTCGATCTCGAAATGAAATGGGGCGCGCAAAAATCAGAAACAAAACGTGGTGAAGGTCGTCTCGGATCAACAGGACGCTAATCATGTTTGAAAACTTCTTAATCGAAAAATACCGCCCGCATAAGTTTGATGACATCATCTTATCTGACGGTAACCGAGCCCTCGTACAAAAATTCAAAGACCAGGGAGAGATCAACCACCTATTACTCGTCGGACCGCCAGGTATTGGTAAGACGTCGCTCGCGAAGATTATCGTAAATGATATTTTGCAGTGCCAGTACCAGTATCTTAACGCGAGCGATGAGAACGGTATTGATACCGTTCGAAATAAGGTCATCAACTTTGCGCTCACAAAGAGTATTGATGGCAAAATGAAAGCTGTTATTCTCGACGAGGCAGACGCTCTCTCTGGAGAGGCTCAGCGAGCATTGCGGAATGTTATGGAGGAGTATTCTGGATACTGCCGGTTCATTTTGACTGGCAACTACAAATACAAGATTGTTGAGCCCATTATTAGTCGCTGCATTTCAATGGATCTCGTACCACCACTTGAGCTAGTTATGAAGCGGTGTTTATGGGTGACACGTGCTGAGGGTATTGTAATTCCACCAGACCAAACTGCGAAATTTGGTAAGATGGTTCGCGCAAATTACCCTGATATTCGTAAGTGTTTGAACGATATTCAGAAGTTTACTACGAACAAGGTAGTTACGATTCCAGAAGAGCAACAAGAAGCATTCATTGCATCTCTATACACGCTGATTGCTTCAGGTAAGATTGACGAAGTTCGAAAGGCAATTATTGCAGGGGAGCAGCAAATTCACTCTGATTACAATATGTTGCTTCGAAATCTCTTCAACCATGTTGATAAGGCGGAAACGGATGCGAGTAAAAAGAAAATGCGACTGCTAATTCTCGCTGAACATATGTACCGCGCTGCGTTTGTAGTTGATCAAGAGATCAATACATATGCGTGCTGTATTGCACTAGGGAATGCTTAAGCCTTCTTTTTAGGCATGTAGGCAGCTATGTAGGCAGCTGGATCAGGTGTTGCCGGCTTACTTGGAATTGGTGTATCCTTCGTAGGCAGCGCGCGATCACCTTCAACGTTTTTACCATCAACGTTCGATTTCATCGTTTGATTACCAGGGCGAAACGCCTTGTCACCTTGAGCAGGTGTACCCTCCCACGACTTGGTATCTGTCATATATGCGGCAGTACCAACCGGAGTCTCTTCATTCTGCTCAGCCTTAGCAACCGGTACAGGTTTGAGGTCGATTCTTGTCTTATGTTTCCAACTGTCTGGGATTGGTGGTAGATTTGGATACGTGCAAGTAACCTCTAAAGTCTCAAGAGGAACTGCAACGTGGTTGTGATAGCGAGAGGGAGCAATTTCTTGAGCAATCACTGCTTCAGCTCCGCGACCAGAAACGTTCAGTTCATTATCCCCGCTCATCGGGATAGGGGTCTTATTCTTGATCGAAACAATTCGTAAATTAAGATCGCTTGCAAGGAGCTCCTTGAGCTTTTCAACAAGTTTTGCATTACCTTTAATGTCTGCATGGCTAAGTGTGTTAGCTTTAAGCTTAACGACATCGCCTACGAGTGCACCTCCAACAGTATAGCGGCTCATACTCGACTCAAACAGCTTGGTAAATTTGCGTTTCACAGAATTATTTATTGTCTTGACAGAAAATTACCCATATAAATATCTGAAATGGCATCACTGAAAATAACTGCGCTAAGCCCGACAGTGTATAAAACGGGCAACACCGCTACTAGCGAAGTAAGTGGTGGCTACACATACAAAGATGTTGCACTTGATCTGCGAACAGGTTTCAATAAGTCAGATGAACTCTTCAAAGCAAACGTAGAAAAAGATTTAGTCGCTATCTACGATTCTGACGCCATCCGCAATTCGTTGTCCAATTTATTTAACACCAATAACGGGGAACGGGTACTCACACCTAGTTACGGGCTCAATTTGAAGAAATACCTGTTCCTACCCGTCACAACTCAGAATGCGTTATTGCTCGGTAGCGATATCAAATCCGGGATTACTACCTGGGAACCGCGCGTGACGGTGCAGCAAATTAGTGTAGTTACAGATGAAGAAAACAACACATACGAGGTTTCATTGACCGTGTCGTTAAACAACCTCCAGAACACGACCCTAACCTTGCCAGGTGTATTAAGTAATTCTGGATTCCAATTTATCCAATAGTATATGGCCACAAACACAGCAGACTTCAGCATTCCTAAAAATGGATACGCGGCATTTGACGCAACTGGGATGCGTGACTTGATTGTCAATCGACTCAACGCGCAAGGTGTGTTTACAGACCAGAACTACACCGGCAGCAACATGTCCACAATTGTGGAAATTATTGCATACTCATACCATGTGCTGATGTTTTATCTCAACCAAACAGCAGCCGGCAGCCAATTTACGCAAGCAGACTTATTTGAGAACATAAACAAGATTGTTAAAGCTCTCAATTATAACCCTATCGGGTACCAGACACCAACACTTTCATTTAACTGTATTGGCACAGCTGCACTACCAGCGGGATCATATACCATCCCCCGCTACTCGTACTTCTTTATCAACGGTACGGCATACGCATTCAACTCCGATGTTACATTTACTAAGGTAACGAATTCGGTTGAGACTCTGTCAGAAATATCAGATAAGAACTTGCTACACCAAGGTACGTTCGTTGAGTACCCTACCTACACAGCTACAGGTGACCCCTTTGAACAGCTGGTACTGGCAGTCGTGAATGGTAGAGGAACCTACATTGATCACTTTAATATCAACGTGTACGTAAAGGATAATACTCAAGCATCACCGAAATTCGTTCAATACTCTCCAACAGAATCACTCTTTCTCCAGTCAGGCAGTGATCTCAAGTACGAGGTTCGTTTGAATGAAAATGGTCGCTATGAGATCAAATTCGGGGATAACATCCACGGTAAACAACTTAATGCAGGTGACGAGGTTGCAATCTACTATTTGCAAAGTGATGGTATTAGCGGAGTAGTTGATGTTAACACTCTAAATGGATCACCTCTGCTGTTCTACAATTCGGCTAGATACAGCGAGATAACGAGTGATGTTATCCCCAGCAGTCTAAATTTGATCTCTCCGGCAGAAGTTGCACTGTTGAGCTTTAATAACGAGAGCAAGTCAACAGAATTCCAAGATATTGAAAGCGTAGAAAGTATTCGTACGAACGCGCTGAATACATTCAAAACACAGTACCGGTTGATTACAACAACCGATTTCAGTACATACATCTTAAAGAGTTTTGGCAACATCCTCGCATCAGTTACATGCGTCAATAACGATGATTACATCGCTGGCCACTTAAAGTACTTTTTTGACCTTGGGGTCGAGAAACCAAGTATCAACTCGCGTGTAATGCTCAACCAAGTGAAGTTCGCTAGTAGCTGCAACTTTAGCAATCTTTATGCGTATTGCGTTCCAAAAATTGAGAATGTAACGAGCTTAAATTCGCGACTCAACTACTTGAGCACAGCTCAAAAGCAGCTTATCGCCTCTGAGCTTCAACCGTATAAGCTCCTCACAAGTGAGGTCGTGTTCGTGGATCCAATTTACATGCTGATTGATCTAGGGGTCTACAATGCTGGTGAGACCCCTACACCAGCAATCGCTGACGACACATACCTCGAATTAACTGTTTCAAGCCAGCAGCAGCGTGCATTTGATACTATCAAGCAGTCCGCTGCATCGGTATTGCAGACTTATTTTAAGACTACTCGCAACAACCTCGGGTTACTTATTAACACAGCGGATCTCTCAACACAGTTACTTGAGATACCTGGTGTGCAGAACGTTGCAACTGTGCGGACTATAGGCACTTCTGAATTGCGACTTGCAGGGCTGAGTTTAATGTCTTATAATCCCGTATACCCTGAAGATGACATTGATATTTTTCAACAAAATGTTCAGCTGCCCTACTACAAATTCCCTATCTTGAATGACTCAGCTAACTTTATCAACAAGATTAGAATTGTAACCGCATGATAACACCAGAACTATACGTTAACTTTGCTGCGTATAACTACAAAGGCGACACGAGTTTATCTGGGTATGCATTACCCGGTAACACGTTCACCTTTGTAGCTGATCTATCTGGTGCTGAAGTACCCGTCTCGGTAAACAACATCACGTGGGATTTGGGTGATGGAACAAGAACGTCAGAAATATCCCCCGTACATACATACGAGTGGCCGGGAGTGTATACGGTTTCAATCGTTGTTTATAAAGCAGATGGTGACGCAGTTTACAGTACCGTGCGAAAAACGCTCTCTGTATTTGATGTTCTTGATAATTCTCTTTATGCGACAACAACAGCAGCGCAGTTTCTCATACCCGCTGGGCAATACCAACCGTTTACAATTTACCGTCGAAATAGCTGGCAAACATACTCAGCGCTGAGTGCAACAGGGTACACTATCAATCTCTATGTTTCTGGTAGTGCAGATCCTCTCGTCGACCTAACACTCTATAACTCAGATGCGTGGTCCCATTTTCGCCGTAAGGCGTTTTTCTTTCAAAAGAATGTAGGGCAGGCAGCAACAGAGTACGTACCAGTTTCCAGCGTTACCACAACAACTGATAGCATCTATGTGCGGTTAAACGATTCGGTGGAGTACGAAATATGCAAGCCAACTGATTCAGGAGCTGTGTTTGCAGGTACATCAGGTACTGCTGTTGTATACTTTACAAGTCACACACCCCGTGATTTTCTTGCAACTACAATTTCTGACTATATTGCTACTTTTGGGGGTAACTTGGTTGTGACATTTGTAACCGATACTGTTGTATCGTTCAATTCAATTACAACCCCGGTATCAGCAATCTCTGCGACCTTTACACCAGCGATGATTTTCTGCAGTCTAGATAATCGAAAACTGCAAGATCAGTTTACATACCTTACTGACTTTTTCAAGTATAACACACTTGAAATGGGGTACCTAAATACAAAGCCAGCAACATTACCAGTAGGTATTACCTACAACGAAGCAACCCAGCTTTCGTTCTCAACAAATGGTATTGACACCCAAGGTGATGCCGTGCTTAGTAGTTTTGCTATACCTGCAATCAGCTGGCAGCGAACAAACATCCCGTTCGTTATCAAATTGAAAGATGCTAATAATTTTAGCACTCTCTCTTACCCCTTACTAAGCTCGACAGTAGCAAATCTAACTGCTACTGGGTCCACCTACAACGTATCTCTCGGAATTGTTTCAAACTCTGCTCCAGTTCCCAATGTTACGTTCTATGCAGATTTTCTCGACACGCTACCAGGGGATGCGGGTGGATACTTCAAGGGGTATTTTAACTGCCCAATCTCCGCACTCAACTGTACTTTAACGGCACAGGTAACTGTATCGAACCCGGACCATTTTGACGCAAATGTGCTATACGTTGCTGCAAATACCCGTACCATTACGGGAGCTAGTACAACGTTTAGCATCTATCCAAGTTCTGGGTATTACAACATTGTAAAACAAAATGAAAATTTTGACATGGCAGCCTTCTACAGTACGCTCAAATTGCCTGAGTATCTGGTAGATAAGGGTATTCTTTTCGAAACATTTCTCGGCTCTATCGTTGGAAACGCTGATGGTGATCCTAACACTATCGGTAAAACATTCTATGAAAAGATCGCAAATTTTAGCAGCAATAATGTTGATGTAGATACTGCAAATGTGCAATCATTGCTCTCAATTTGCGCTGAGCACGGTGTTGATACCGGTGAATCAAATGTAGAATTTCCACCACAACTCCGTCGAGTTGTAGATCTAGTTTCTATTAAGCGATCAAAACTATTTGGTAATCAGCTTCAAAACGGTGCTAATTTCAATGCTCAAACACGAAGCTTGTTGCTTTCGACAACAAATATTGGTGATGTGCTCGATATCAATACTGGAACATTCAGCTTGAGTGAACAGCTCGTTGCACATGAACTTTTTAGCGATACCTATAAAGTTGTGAAGCTGCCAGCTCTGAGCGGTTATACGGGATCTTCGGTGTTTAAGCTTTCAAGCTACTCACCAAGCTGGAATCTCGGTCTCATTTCGTACGATAGTATCTCTGGTACCGACATTGGAAACTACTACGAGTTTTACCGGTACACCTCATCTGGCATCAAAGATGTTGTTGACTCAGTTATTAACTGGAAGGATAGTACACTTACTCTAAGTTTTTACAACAGTGGGTACAATAATTGGACAGATGACGGTGGAATAGCGGACAATCTGCTAAACTTTGAAATTACACGCGGATTGCTTCTTTTTGAATAATAGCCTTTCAGATATCGTACTCTAAGTGATATTGTGAACTGTGCCTAAATATTCATAATGGACACTGCCGGTAAATTTACAACTTTGCAATTGCAAGAATCTGTCACATATGACAGTACCAACATTTCTGCAGTCGATAGTAATGCTCCGCTTTCGTTCCTCGACTGGGTTAAGTATTTTTCAAATATTGCTTCTGACCCCACATTTCTACTCAATGAGTATAAGCAGTATGTAGAGAGTTGGTTTGAAGTAAAGACCACGGCGCCTACAATCAAACAGAATATCATCAAAGAGCTCTATATCTCTTTGTTTCGTAACATTGCTGTCAACTATCTCACAACAGAAGAGAAGCGTTTTATATCGAATGCGGACTTAACCAACCCATCTGATCTCACGACGGTTTTGCCATTGCTTGTAAGTAAGATCAAAAATATTTGCTTACACTACGCAACTCTACGCGAGCGAGCAAAATCAGCAGTCTACGACTACAACATAAAGGGATCTGAGTACAGCCTAGAAAAGATCATCCATGAGGAATTGTCACAGAGTTTTCTCGATCCCGAAATCAACAAATTGTTCCTCCAAGCAGGTGTTACCCCAGTAACTCTCAAAGAAATTTTTAAGGTATCATTTGAAGACTCATATGATCTCGGAACTGACTATTTTGATATCAATTCAAATCTACCTGTTTCTGCCTATAACACGAGCGGAGACCAAACAGCGATGTTTGCAGCAAATAGTTACCCATTTGATGCGAACCTGTTTGTTGATTTCAACACGAGCGTGGTTGAGGCAATTAAAGCATACCCTGTAATCATTGAAGAGCTAGGTAGCAACTTCAGTATTAACCTCACGTTTACAGAAAATGATCTACAATACTTGAAGGATCAAGACTTCACCACTCTTGTTAACAACCTCGAAACGTCAAATTTGCGATTAAATGTACTCACAGAAACCTTAAAGCAGTTTAGCGGTACAACGTTTTACTATCTGTCTACAAATGCAGTAGGCGACTCAACATATGGTGAACTGTTTAAAGCAGATGCATTTGCAAACTATCTCAATCGCCGCCTACCAACCGCTGCCGCTATTGAAGGTTCAAATATTCAACTGGAGAGCAAAGTTGGGCGATTCTTTCGACCTGATAAGTTAGGTATTCTTAATTTCTTAGCATTTAATGTTCACGGTGTTACAGCGAGCCTCTCTGCCGATACACTTTATGTATTTCCTGATCCATCAGTGTACGGAAATATTTCTGGTCTCTCACGTACAAAATTTGAAACACCGTATACGTTCCCTGATAACGTGTATGGGCTTAAGTTCAACCAAACCAACACATTTCGCTTCGGTGAAGCTGTAAGCGACTTCTTCACTAAATTTAAAGGGTATCAATCTCGTTCGGAAACTCTAAACTGGGATGCTACGGGACCATCCCGTACCCAGGATCCAGTAGAGTTCTTTACTGGTGTTCAGAAGATCAATTGGGCAAATAATGATGTATTCCCTATTGATCGAGACGGTCGATACCCGATTACAAGCCGGCAAGATTCGCTGCTAACTAACAACAAGACGCTCTTTCAGCACCGAGCAGATATCTATAATAACGAGTATATTCTGTACAAGGAAGTTCGCAAATTTGATGATCCTGCAGCTTTACTTGCTCGAGAAGAATCAGAACAGCTCACCTGCCTCACATTTGACGGGCATGTATTTTGCGATGCTGTGTCTGGTTACAGTTTCAATTTTGATGTAGAGGACGAATCACAATCATATTCTGGTGTGACTCTCAACACCTTATCCGGTCTCACTTTATCTGCTGATCAAGGTGTGATTGATGCATTTAACCTTGCAGGAATTCCCCTATCGGCCTTGTGGTCAATTACAGCACCACTAACAAGTGACCCGGTGCTTGCAACCGTAGCCTATGCGATTACAGCTGCGTATGTAGCTTACTCAACTACGTTTGATTATGTTATTCAGAGCATAGGTATCTACCCTGAACTCGACTTCTATAAAACAGTTTTTGAGTACTCTATTAGAGTCTACGATGGTCAAAATTTCCGATACACCGACAGCGCAGTTCAGGATTTAAGCACCTTTAACCAATCGAGCTCTGCATTTAATGTCTATGAGGATTCTGGTCCATTCTTGCTTGATGAAGAAGATGCGTCCCCAATCGTATATGATCGCTCATTTACTGTTCTAAATACATTTGTTGGTGCAACTCTTTCAAGTGCGGAGACTCAATTAATCTCTCAGACAGGCACGCTGAGTGCAGATTTACCACTCTACGTGCAGCACGATGCTTATGGTGACTTTTATTTCCGTAGTTACAACAGTACGCAGGTAGTTGCTGGGTCTGCTGCATTGAGTGCTATTTTTGTCAAGTACGACACCAGTTTGATTATTGAGCTCTTCTCAACGACAAAGTCGATTGATATCATTCTCAACACGCTTATCATTGAATCTGAAAATCACATTGTATTTGAAAAGCTCGAATACAATCAAAGCAGCTATCAATTCACTGCGTATCCGAGCAACCGAACCGCTATTTCACGGGGTAACTTGACTAGGTTTTCAAAATTCTCGAATACTTGGTTTAACAAAGATCGCAAAGAGGTATATGTTGCATGTACAAATATTATGTCGAGCTTTAGTGCTACCAACGCCAAAGTGCTATATTTTGACCTGTATGTGTATGATTTCAGTAAGACTGCTTCTGTAGTTTTGCAATCCACAGATACCTATTTTCAACTTTCAGCAACAGATCTCTACAATACAAATATTGTAGAATCAGAGCGACCAATTCTCACATACGATGTTGAGTTTGACACATACTCTCTCAAGTGTTTGCTTAAAGATGTCTCGAACATGTTCTACCAGTTCGAGAGTAAATTTAAACTTGATAACTACAACAAGATGTACAACCTCGAACAGCGGGTGTTTGTACCGGATATGTTTCTCCATTCCGAAAACTTTGTAACAAGTGCTTTCTCTGCACTTATGGAAACAAAGTATATCAGCTGTACGGGTGGAGCACTGCAGCTTACAAACGGGGAGCTAGTTATCGAATACGTCTAATATGCCAATACTTCAGTCCAATAAAGAAACGGGAACACTATACATAAACAATGTCTTCGATATGGCGAAAGATGTTGTCGTTACTCTTGATTACAATGCTAATTCTGGAGCAACGGGTGGTATCCTGTTTGGTGTGATTCCCCATTGGCGTGTTGCTCCTGATGGTAAAAGTACCGGGCAAGGTATGGGATACGCAACTGTTTCGTCTGCAGACTGCACAACCGGTATTCTCGATACTTCTGTGGGTGTTGCATTAGATTTCGGTGGTACATTTGCTTCAGACATAGTAGGTATTAGCGGTCTCAGTGCTGTCGACACAAATGCTATTACCATTCGAGGCCGTGCAAGTGATAGTTACCCACTCTTGGCAACATCAGGGAACCTATCAGCGCAAAACTTTTATCTTGCAGATGGGCAGCAAAAACGGGTTCGATTCCGCGTTGCCGATCTCGGTGACAAAATCTTCGTTGATATGAAGAATATTAACGACCGAGTCTTTACAAATTACATGGAATACCGTTTAGAGAAAGCGGTGGATCTATACAGTCGAGTTTATGTAGCATTCAATGTAGATGCTACAACAACCATTCACGTTCAGAGTCTCAATTACAATGCTCATGATGTCACTATGCTGTATTGCCTTTCAGCAGATGAACAGGTGGGGTATTGGACGCCTATATGTGCTCAGCTCTCACAAGGTGACACGATCAGCGCTGTCAACGTAGCATTAACACCTTCTACTTCAGCATTGGGCACACTTATCACTATCGAAAATGCGTCGTCTGGTGCTCCGTATGTTGGTAGCCAGTATATTTCCGTCGTGTATACCCTCTCGTGTGCCTGTGATTTATGAGCCTACTAAATAAATAATGTTATGCCAAGTGCAACAGCTACTCTTTCGCTCAATCTAACAGCCATACAGGATCTCTGCCGTGTGCCTGCACTTCGCTCTGGTACTATAGCCCCCGTAGCTTCAGTTGGGTATGCAGGTGATTTTTACTTTGACACCTCAACTGAATACCCAATTTTTGATGTGTATGGGCCAAAAGCAACAAACACAAGTTCTTGGCCTGCTCTAAGCAGCGGTATCCGTATTCCACCAGTATCACTCGTTGCGTCTATTTCTTCGTCTCTTAATGCGGCAATCACCGCTCTGCAGGCAACTGCAGGTACGTTATCCGCAACCTCACTGGTGATTACCAATACAGGGTCCGAGACTGCATTAACCGTCTCACAAAACGGGCCTTCTTCTGCTTACAATATTGCAGAGTTCTATCATCTTGGATTACCCATTCTAACAGTTACAAATGATTACGTTGGGGTTAACCAGGGTACCCCCGTTCGCTCTCTGGATGTAATTGGTGATGGTAGCTTTGTTGGTTCTATTACTGCAACGAACAACATTTACACGAATAACCTCTACACTGCAAACACATTAAGCACATCTGGTGGGGTAGGTCTCAACATCAATGGCTTTACAATTTCGACTGCGGGTGTTGGAGCCTCGAATTATTACTCTACCATCACAACGAATATTGATGTCACGACAACCATTCTATCTTCAATTTCGAGCTTTACGGCAATTTTCGAACCTGCAGTGCCTGCAGCTCCTGTTGTTGTTTCGAGCACTCTATTCAAAGTAGTTTCTAGCGTTCTTAATGGTGATAACTTCTTTACAGTTGATCCGCGAGTAGCATCAAGGACAGTGTCTGTAAACGGTACCCTCTCTGCATCAACGCTGCAATACACCTTATCAGTTCTCGACATTAACGGGGTGCAAATCTTGACAACGCGTCAAGTATCACCTACAAAACTAACCGCCTCGAGTGCTTCATCAGCACAGTTGGTAGCACAGTTTAACTCCCTCCTTGATGCCTTAACAGCGCACGGGCTAATTCGTTAATGAAACGTGGATACCATAAACCAAGACGCACTATTTCTGATTGTTACACAGAGCAATTAGAAACCGCCGATCCACTGTCTGACAGTGCAAGCTTTCTGATATCCGA